ATATAATCTACAAGTATTCTTACAATATTGATCCATAACAGCGTCATGGCAACCATATCTGCATCCCTGACCATTGTGACCGTCATAGACGCTATTTATTATGGATTCCATTTCTTTTACTCCAAAAGGACTATTACCACTGCTTACTTGTTGTCTCCAATTTTCCATTACTAATCTTAATGTTTTTTCAGGATAAAGCCATCTAAACCATGATGCAATTCTTAAAGCTACCATATGACGCTTACCCATAGGGACAGACTCCAGCATACCGCTTATACAAGGATAATTAACTGGGTCTGGACTTCTGCCTTGACTAATAAATTCAGGTATTTTATTAGGTATTTCTTGTTTTTTAACAGTTCTTGTTAAAACATCAAATACAGGATTACATTCCATAATAATATCAGGTATTTTTTGAGGCATTTTAGCAAATTTAAGAATCTTTGCTTCACAATCCTTATCTTCTAACCATTTTTCAGGAATAGCAACTTTATATAGATTAGATTTACTGTTTTTAGTATTTGGAACTCTAATAATTCTAGTTTTATCAGTTACTGATGGATCTGCATAATCAAATATACCTGCATCTTTTAATGCTAATTTTACTTTAACATGTAAGTCTTTGCATGGTTTCCATCTAAATGCATCAGATGGTATATGAAAATGAAATCCTGTGCCACTAAAATATAATATATATGGAACAAGTAAATCTTCAAGCAATAATTTTAGACCTATAGCCATTTGCTGAGCATTTTTAAAATTAGCTCCATCTACATCTAATATAAATTCATCAGGAATATATATAGTCCCAGTATATCCTGATAAAGTATTCTTTTTTGCAAAATAATTAGCTACATCATCATCATAATCATATAAAGACATAAAAGTATCATTATCTAAACCCATCCATTTATCTATTTCTGCAGAATCTTGAAAATAATGCCTATTACTTAATGAAAATGCAAATTCTTTTAACATGCGTCCTCTCTTTCTTTGTTTTTAGCTCTTGAAGGCCTTGGCTTTGGATCTATTGTACTTTCAGTTCTTCTGGCTTTGTCTTCACCCATAATCCATTTATATATCCACCATCTTAATCTATTACCAGAAGCAATCATTGCAGATTTTTTAACTCTATTAAAGTGTGATAATTTTGCATATTCTTTTGCATATATTTTTTCTTTAGTGTATGTTTTTTTACTACTTTTTGCAGAACTTTCTTTGTACATATTTTCTCCTTAATATATGGGAAGGCAGGAAAACCTACCTCCCCAATTTAACTACTTTTAAAATGCCGCAGTTTCTTTATCGTCTTCTAATAAGAAAGAAGGCATTGTATCTGTTGGATCTTTGCTTTCATTTTCTTTAATCTTAGGAAGAACCCATTTAGTATAATAACCTTCAGCTTTATTTTTATAATATTGAATGTCATTAACTTTAAACTCTTCTACAACATTTACAAACTCTGTAGGAGCAGTTTGAGGTAAAACAGATGTATATCCACTACTATCTTTGTAAAAGAAAACAGTTAATTGCTTTCCTTTAAGATTTTCAGCACTATCATCCATTTTAATAACAGTGTTTCCATCTGCTCCTTCTAAAGCATCAGAAATACCAGCATTTGCAAATCTAAATATTTGTCCAATAGCAAACTCTTCACCATTTTTATTACTTTTTGCATATACTCTTAGTTTAAAATAGTCATTATAACCATCAAACCAAATATCAATGAATTTTGAATCATTATATTCACCATATTTAGCTTTACTTATAGTACATGTGTGCCATCCTGGTTCATATGATACACTAGTACCTCCTGTTTTAATCGTTAAAGTACGATCCATATTTACTCCTTTTTTTATTTATTAGTATTACCATCATCGTCAAATTGACCTATACCTGCCATAGCAGACAATCCATATCTTCTACCATATGTAATTGCACCACCAAGGGCTTGTATATCTTTTTTGCCACCAACTATCAATCTACATCTACTTTTCATCCATTGTCCTGAAGAGTGTATTAATGTAGTACTCACATAATAATGACCACCCATATGATCAACATCCCATTCAGTACCTTGAACGACTGATATTCCATGTTTTGTTAGTTGCGGCATGCATGCTTGTATTACAGTGTGTAAATCTGCATAACCACTATTGAAAAACGGATTAGTGCTTTTCTTTGCAGCTCCATCCATTTCAGACTGAGCTTTAGCTAATGCAGCACCTAATTTATCTATATTTTCTGATTTCCATTCGTAATCTTTTTTTGTAGATTTTATTTCAGGCGCAGACACTTCTTGCGTTGTTTTTTCTTCCACGGTATTCTCCTTTTTGTTTATCTATGACTAAAAAGGGACCAATTAAGGCCCCTTCTTATATGACTCTGTTCAGGAGTGAATCATAGAAATACGTACTCCTAAACTTAAGAACTTTCTACTGATTTTTGCAACAACATTGTTGGAAAGTTAAATGAAAACTTTCTATTATATGGTTGATTTGTAATCAGTTTTCTGACGGTATTTGCTATAAAGCTTCCACTCATACTTGAGCAATAACTAGTAGCTTTCATATTGCATGGTTCTATGCTTCCTTCCTTATCAGAATACCAGTCTTTAGTATATTTCTGAATAAGTCCAGGCTTTTGACCATGGAATATATATTGTTGATAATGTTCAGCCCCCATACGACCATCAATAATATAATCAGGTCTCTCAGATTTAGGCAGATCATTAGTGCAATGCTTTACAACGTCCATCCTGGCATCCATATTATCAAACCCCAATATACAGACATATTTTCCTCCAGGGTACAACATATTGAATTTCTTATTGGAAGAAGATATATTGCAATTTGGATTTATATCTATCAGTATATCTCTAAGAGCTATTACTTTAGGCTTTCCAATATCTTTAGTAGTGTATTGAGACACTCCTATATTTTCAAGTTCTACTTTATCCATATCATAAAGAACAAAGTTTTTAGCTCCCATCCTTGCTAATTGAATAGCTGCGGAGCTGCCAATAGCCCCGCAACCTAATATATGGAATTTATAATCACTTGCATTATTTACTAATCCAGAAGATCTTGTATTAATCATTAGTTTGACTCCAAAGTTATGATATCAGAAGGACTGCTACAGCATAAAAATGTATTAAGTTCTTCTCTATCGGTTATTGTAGATGCTTCGTATGGAAGCTCTATTTTATGATTAGGATATCTATCATTAATCTTTCTTAGTTTATTCTTATAAGTAGATATTTTCTTTATATTCCCTTGCATAAACTTCCAATTTAAACTATCAACTTCTCCCCATGCTTTAGAATCAAATCCCCAATCATCTTCATCATATTCAAACATTCCATATTGACTTACATAATGATTGTTATACTTTTGATTTCTCCAACTGCTGGTAGTAGTTATAACAGATGACTCTGCATTGCATAGTTCTTCTACTTCTTTTTCCATTGCATTTTGATCAAGTTTAAAATCGTCTATAATAGTTATTTCATAATCTATTTGAGCAGGAAACATTTTCCATATAGAAACTCTAAACTTATATTCTTCTTTTAGATTAACAACAAGAGCAAAAGAAAAATCACTATTACTATTTTCTAATATAGTATTCTCATCTGTGCCGCTAAAGAATGCTTCCATTGTGTGATGACTATGCCACCATACAAATTTAAAACCTTCTTTGTATTTATCAGCTACTTTAGTATAATATTCTGCTAAAGCATCTTTATCTAAATGAGTATTACCAGCTGTTATTTCTTGTTTTAATATTACAGGATCTTTCATTATCCAATAAGTTTCATTGTCTTTACCTTTCATAGGTTCTGCTATTAACATTCCACCTATTTCAGCTTTATGCTTATCCCATGCTATTTTAGAATAAGCTATTACTTTTTTCCAATCAGGTTTATTTATATAAAACATTATCTTTCCTCTCTTGTTTGTTGAATATTAATTACTTGTCCACCATTTCTAGCTACAAAGGCCAATGTACGCTCTTCATCAGTCATATTTTGAGTATTGACAAGATTATCTACTAGATTAGATATACTACCTACACCAGATTGATTTACAAGCTCTATAATCTCATCTCTTGAAATACCATATTCTTCAGAAGTTGCATCTATTGCTCTGCTTACTAGAGCTCTATAATCTCCAGCATTTTCATCGTTAACAATATCATTATTTATTTCACGGATCCTGTCCATAGCCATTGTTAATGCATCTCTTTGCACATGTGCCATTTGTACAAGCTCATCATGAAGCATTTGATCTATATCATCTCCAGAAGGAGCTTCTTCGTTTTCTACAACATCTTCTAATGGTCTTGGTTCAGTATTAGCTGCTGCAATTTCAGGAGTTACATCAGGTTGAGGTTGTGTTTCTGAATCTGGATTTTGTATTGTTTCCCAATCTTGTTGTGCTTGACTAATACCTGTATCGTTCATCTTTTGATAAAAACTACAAGTATTTCTATTTAGACATCTAGTATCTTTGCAATATGAATCATCTTCTTCTTCTCTATTTGCTATATTACATGCTTCAGGATCTGTATTATGTAAATCTTTAAATTCATTATCCATCCACATATGATATCCATTAAATGACATATTCATATTATTTAAAGGATTAGTATGTCTATTAACAAAAGAAGACATCCATTGCAATGTATAATGAGCTAACTCATCTAGCTTTAATTGGGCTCTCTATTTCTA